GGTTGCCTTGCAGCATTTGGGCCGGGGACGACATCGCCTGCTTTTGCGCTTTCATGGATTCGCGCTGTTGGGAGGCGGCTTGATCGCCCACCTCTTTCGCGCCCAGCGCAGCCAGGAAGCCCAAGGTGAAGCTCACATCCTGAGGATCGCGGGTCGCCCCACTGGAACCGGACAGGCCCGACAACATCTCCGACATTCCTGGATACCCTACGCCAGCAGGCATACGTCTCCCTATTTGTTGAGTATGTTACATAAGTTGAGTGACGTTGTCAAGTACCTGGGATAAAAAAAAGTTAGGGTGGTTTTAGCGACCGCCCCCTTCGCTACGCCTCCATTCGCTCGATGGCGTCGATGTAGGCCTCGATGGCGTCGATGTAGGCTTAGAGGGGGTTATCGGGCATGGTTAATTCCGTATTAGGTGGGCTAACGAGGGGGCAAGAACCCCAAGGGTCACTAGGGCGGCGGACTTGCAAACCGTTGAGCCATGTTTACGCATGGCTTGAGGCTCAATCCCCCCTCGCGCCTCCACCCTATTGATGGGCAAATGCAGTATACCCACCTTTTTATCATCCTGTCAATATGTCTCTAGCAGATGAAAAAACACCCGCCCAGGGTGCAGCCAACGCTACGACCAGTGAGCGGGGAGCAAGTGTAACTAGAGTTGTAGTAAGCAGCCAAAAAGCTAACTCCGTTGTGCGATGGCGTTGACGGCGTTTGGATCGCGCTTAAACCCAGCCGGTGGGAACTTCTGGAAGTCCTCCTCAGCTTCTTTCAGCATGTAATCAGGGTCTGGGAAGTCGGCGGCTTGCAGCACCATCTTCCGGGAGGCCGCACCGATGGCGTTCAAGCGCATCATCATTTCAGCGCGACGGGCGCGGGTGCCGGGGGCGCTGGAACCGGGGGCCACGGTAAAGCGGAGGTACTTGAAGAACTCGCGGCGCTGGTCCGGCGTGACCGGCGACTTATCGTCGTTGATGAAGAGTTCGCTGCGGGCCAGCGCGTATTCCACCGCTTCTCCCGACGGCCCCATAATGGAAAAGACGCGGTCGGCGGTCACGAACTGGAGAATACGGGCGACCAACTTCTGTCCGACCCGCGACAGTAAATCCTCCAAGCGGGAGGCTCGCGCACGGGTCATTAAGTTGGCCCCTTCCTGGAGTCCTTCAATCGCCAGCCCTGATTGCAGCGACCCGGCGGTTTCGCCGAGGGTGACATCGGTGACGCCGGTAATCATCTGGGCGAAGGTGAACAGGAACTTCGACAATTGCATCCGGTCGGCCCCGAATGGCGGCGGAGGTTGCAGCGTCAGCGTCTTGTTCGGCCCCCCTTGCTTTTTCAACACCAGCGAGTTGCGGATTTTCTGGAGTTGTGTCCATTGGCGGTTGGTGAGGACATCGTGGTCGCCGATGATGCTGACGAAGTTGGTGATGATTTGGTTTTCGACCGTGCCATCGACGAGTTGGTTGAAGGCCGTTTGAATCCGGCGGAGCAGGGAGATGGCGCTGTGGCCCCACAAGTGGTCAGGATCGACAGTCCAGTCGTACCAATCCACCGGCCATTGCGCGTCCCAGTAAGGGTAGGCGCCGTCCCACAGGACGACATCACGAGTGAAGTGGATGTTGCGTCCATACGGGAACACCAGTTTCCCGCTGGAGTTGACTTGGCGGTCCCGAATGCAGCCTTCCCAGACGGTAGCGCGGGGGATGACGGCGTTCACGCTTTGGGAGGCTTTCGACTCCCGTGATTTTTCCAGGAGGGTGGTGACAGGGGATTCCACGGTGCGCATGGCGGAGCGGCCTGGTGAGGAGGCTTTGTCGGGTGTGACGAGTGCCCCACGCCCTGGAAACCGACGCCGCAACAGCGAGAGCGGGACGACACGCTTGATAAAGAGCGCTTCCGCGTGGTCCAACAGCCCCGCTTCGAGGACGGCGGGGTCCGCGAGCAACTGGTCTGGACGCAGCATTTCCACGTAGATGTCGTCGGTAGCGGGATCGTAGCCGGTGTAGAGACCGGCGCTCCGCTTGATGGCGGCGTTGTGGCACATTTTGAAGACCTGGCGCTGGAGGTCGGTTTCCTGCCAGACCGCGATCACGCCTTTTTCCAGGGCGCGGGCGACATTGGCTAATCCACGCTTGCGATGCTCGACGCGGAGGATCGGGCGGTTGTCGGTGAGTTGCGCCACCAGCCGGTCGATGAAGGCTTGCGTGAAGTTGCACTCAAAGAGGCGGTCTTTGGGGCCGACTTCCCCACGATAGAGTTTCAGGTCGTCCTCGTCGGTGAAGCCGTCGTTTCGCTCCAGCGCGTTTGTTTTCGCGGTTTCGTATTCACTGATGAGGGCGTGGAGGTCGTCCAGAAGGGAGCGTTCGTCGGCGCCGACCTTGTTGGTGGTGTTGATGGGGGGTGCGAATTCGCGGTCAGCCACAGTTTACCTCGCGGGGGCTGTTAAAGGGGCACCGAAACTGGTGGGCGGGACTGGGGTGCCTTTGGGGGTCGTGCGTGCGTCACGAATTCGGCGAAGCTCGGCTAACGACGCTTTCCGACCGCAGGATTCCACCTGGTCGTCCTCCGGCGGAGGGCAGAAGCGAGCGTCGGGGCGGTCCACTGGGGGGATGAAACCTTGTCCACAGTACACACAGGTTGTCTTGGTCTGTGGAATGGTGGACGGGGAGAGCAGCACCGTAGGGGGTGTGTTCAGTTGGTTGGCGGTGATACTGGCGACTAAGCCTTGGTCCCTCACCAATTCCATCGGGCCGACCACGAAGTCGATCAAGGGGCGGGCTTGTTCCTTCGCACACGCTCGAATCAACTGGCGGTGATCGGGCGGGAGAAAGGACAGCATGATTTCGCACGCGGCCTCCCCATTCAATGGTGCGGACGCCGAGGCGACGGGCGCGGTTAAATGCGCTTCCACGACCGCCCCAAACTTCACGCCACGGGCAATCGCTTCCTTCGTCAATTCATCAAACAGGTCCGCCGGGAGCGAGACCATCGCAGTTTTTCGTCCAGTTGCAGACATCGAACTTACCTCCATAAGTGGTGGGATGGATCGAGTAAGTAATCACCGGTTTCATGGGCATAATCGTAGAGGTCGGCGTCAATATCGTGGAGCGCCCACGGGGGCGGGGTGATCGGTTTCACGATTTGAGACTCCGGGGATGGTCCTCGCCGTTCATCACTCGATGCCAGAAGCGCCAGCATCCACGCATTAACGCAGTCATCAAAACCCCCACTCCGCGCTCCCCATTCGTCGATCCCGATGTTAAGGAATTCCCGCAATTCAAGGTAGAGACCAGCGGAATAGACGCGAGGATGGTCTCGCTGTACGACCCTAACAGCATTCGTGACCAACGACGCTTTTTCCCGGCGGTTGTAAAGGAAACCCACCCGTTTTGACGGACGTTCCAGTAGATCGTCACGCCGCCGCCACTGCCATAAGTTTGGGTAATCGCGTTTTTGGAGATCATTGAGAAGTGCATACCCCCAGCCTCCCGTAATATCCGGGATGAGTTGCGCCCGATTATAGTACAACCCCGTCCAATACACAAGGTCTAAAAAGTTTTCGTCGGCGGGGTTCCAATGGCCGCGTGCTTCAGCCACTTGCTCCAGGGTGTCGCGGCGGATGACCTCTAAAACGGTCCAGTCGCCGGTTTCGTGGCCCCCGGCCACGTCGATGCCGATGTCGTAGTACGCGCCTTCCACGGGTTCGGCCCACCGCTCCACGACGCCGTCAAAGGTTTCGTGGAAGCCGGTGGAATCAACAAACCCTGTGGTCCCTGTTTTCAGTTGATCCTGGATGTAGGCCAAGGATTCATCAGGGAACGCCCTGAAGGTGCCTTTGGGACTCTGCCAGCTTTCCTCGAAGGACAAGGGGAATTCCTGGAAGAACAGGGCGGGGTTGCCTGCGGCGGCGTAGTTGGAGAGGGTGCGCCGACGCCAGACGATGTTCCCCAGCGTCAATCCATATTGGTGCATCAAGTCGCGCTCTTCGCCGGAGACTTCAAAGTGCGAGGGGACCGGGTCGGAGTATTCCGGGTTCATCGACCACGGGACGAACGTAAACTCATACTCGGTGTCGCCCCTGCGGGCCGCTTCCGCGAATTCCTTGAACCAGTCACCCCCGAAAAACGAGGTAGATTCCATAATGACGATGGAGGGGGTGGCGCCCTTTGCTTTCGAGATGGTGGGGAAGAGGGAGGCTTGCATTTCGTCGGGGTTGCTGTAGCGGGCGACCTCTGTGAGATGGACGAGGTGGTTCATTTCGCCTGCGCCCACGTTCACGTTCTTGGAGTGACCGGCGAGAAAGCGGGAGCGCCGCCCATCAAACTCGATTTTGAACTTGGATTTGTAGCGGGTGGGTGGTTGCAAAGGGGTCGGCAGGGCGTCGTAAAAGGTGGCGATGGTATCGAAGCGTTCCGCCGCCGTATCCTCGTCGTAGGAGACGATAAAGGCATTGTGGAAGTTCTGGAACGCGGTACGCTGGAAAAAGAGCGAGAGGACGTAAGCTGAGGCTCCGATTTGGCGCGGTTTCCCCCAGATTTGACGCACCCACCCGTCACGTTTCTGCTGGGCCATCACCTTTTTGTGGAGCATTTGCTGGATGGGGTTTAAGGTGAGGGTGGGAAAGCCCACCACCGTCCGCGATTTAATGCGGAGGTACTTCTGAGCGAGGTAGAGGTAGCTGGTTTCACACTTTTTCAGTTCTTTCGCCCAGTAGAGGCGGTCGTATTCAGGGGTGCTGGCTTCCATTGCGACTAGCTTGCCTTCATATAGCGAGCATATACTGTCGTATTCGTGGACCATCCAAACTTCGACGGTTCTTCGACCCAATTCGAGGGAGACCCAAAAAAACCCTCCACAATCTTGAAATCGGCGTAGTGAGGGACGCGATAGTCCTTACCGTAAATCAGCTTTAGGGAGAACGTGCCGCCAGGTTTAAGGACACGGTGTACTTCGCAACACAACGTCCTCAAACCGTCTGTAAACTCACGCCGATTCTTCCAGTTCCCAAACCGGCGGTATGAAGGGTTCCAGTGTTTGACATCGTTGCGAATAAGGTGTGGAGGATCGGCCCATACCTCATCCACGGAGTCCGCCTTGACGGGAAGGTGCAGAAAAGAAGCGACCGCATCAGGGGAGACAGTTCGCAAGCAATCGAACCCGAACACGACTTCCACCGTCTGATGTGGTTTCCACTTCCTCGTTGAGCAGCATACATCGAGTATCATTCTGCTGACTCCTGTTTAGAGTAAGTGTTTTTACTTATCACGGTAACGATAACGGGCTGTGAAACGTGCCGCATATTCCTGTCCATACGCCACCAGGAAGAAGCCCTGTTTTAAGAGCCAAGCAGCGATGGCCCGACGACCTTTTGCCGTCATCCGTGGGGCGTCCACGATGGTCAACATAGCTGCGGTTTTCACGGCGTCAGGCTTAGTGCCACCCCGACGGCCCTTGGTAGCTCCCAATTTCACTTAGCACCTCCTCTGGGTTGTCTGATCGCGTGGGTACGTCCTTCATGGTGTCGGGCGGGATGGTAAAGCCCACCAGTTCGACGTTGAGAACATCTAATTGATCCTGGATATGTTCATACGCTTTCCACGCGGCATAACTAAGCAGCCCCACTTCCACGATGTTGATGACAGCAAGGATGACAAGGAGTTTTAACATACCTAAAGAGAGTTCTAGCATACTGAACTCCTTACTGTGGGGCCACGAGGCCGCACACGGTTTGAAGGTGTTTCAAGACACGCTGCGCTTGCTCCATGTCGGCTTGCGCTTGGGTGGCGTCCGTCCCTGGTGGGAGGGCGCGCAATTCCGCTTTGGCGATATCCGCTGCGACTTGCGCCGCCGGAACCATCGCACACGCCTGTTGCGTCACGCCTTTCGCTTTAGCGACATCCTCGCTGGCACACCCCTGAAAGGACAAGACAGCTACCAACGCCCCAAACATGAACACCCATACTAGAACGCGCTTATACATTGTGTCCTCCCCTTGTTAGTGGTAGTACGCCGACTTTCACAAGAAACCAATCTGGATACCCATCCGTTTGAAGTTCAACAACACGTAATGTCCCCTGTCGGATATCCTCTTTCCACATCGCTACCGTCACATCCATCCACTTCTTGCCATGCGTATACCCGTTGGTAAGTGCATCCAACAGCGGCGTCCCTTGCGACTCGTGTGCATACATAGACAGGAGCGCGGCGTCGCTGAAATCGGCGTCTTGAGACTCCCCCGCAAACCGCCGATACAACTGGGCCATCCGGCTCCACTTCCGACTGACGTTCAGTGTCGTCATGGTTTAGGTCCCACACTGGGGACGGTACGCTTCCACCAAATCACCCGGCTTTCCATTATGGAGGCTGCTGAATTGATCCATGTAATAGGCATCCTCGTTGCGGTCGGCCTGATCCATCAGCACCACCCTGGACCAGTAACCCTCCTTGCATTTGTATTGCCACAAGCGCCATTTCTTCGCGCCGCAACGGTAGGGTCGAATACGGTACTCCACGCCGTCGATTCGCGTTTCCCAGGCTTCTTCCGCCTGGCAGGGTTCACTCAAGCGGAGGAAGTCGCGCTCCATCGCTTCCAACGTATCCATTTGGGCGGCGGCGGGGGTCGGCGGCGACCACACACACGACGACACCGCCAGGAGCCACGCGACCACGAACGCCGGGTAATAATGCCAGATGACGGAGGTGGGGCGCGTCGTGGACATCCCGATGTGCACAAAGGTTTTCCCGATGCCGATGCGGGTAATCCCGCGTTTCAGCGCCGCCGTCACCAGTTTGAAGCGCGTGGTGGATTGCAGGCATTGGATGTCGGCGCCGGTCGCTGGCTGGTCGGTGTGTTCGCTTTGGGGGACCCCGCCGACCGCTTTGTTGTGGGCGGGATCACGGAACCCGGAGTTGACATGGATAGGGAGGCCGTCTTCCTGCTCCAGTTGGGTGAGGACGGTGAGGAGGCGGGGATCAAGTTGAGCGAATTGGCCGGTCATTGCGTCGTGTCCTGGGTGGAGGATTCCAAAAACTCCGCATCGCCCGCCATCGGCGCGTCACGGGGGCGCCCCCTCGCTGATGTTGGGGGAGTCCACCGGATTGCAGGCTGTCGCAGATGAGGGCGGTCATGGTTTTCTTCGGCCATTGTTCGTTCATGGTTTTAGGTTTTCAGGTTGCATGGTGGTTAGGTTAATGTGGGCGGGTCCTGCTCCAAGGCGCTCAAAATCAACCACAACGCCCCACCCTGCTCCACTTGTTCTTGAAAGGACCACAACGTGGCCAAACAACACGCAGCCAGATGATCCTGGTCCATTGGATCAATCGGCTTCAAGCAACGTTGACAAAGCAACGTAAACATCGTTGACAATCACCTGACTAATCGCTAGGCGCACGCTTCACTTTGGCGACACGGAGAAACCCATCTAGGATGGCGAGAGCTTCCCGTAAGCGATTATACTGATAGACAGGTTCGCCTGGTTTTAAGGCGGGACCCGCCTTCACCTGGGCCACGCTGAGTTCCAGTAAACGGTGCGCATGGCGGACATCATCCAGGACAGTGGAAGAGATCGGGATGTTGGGTGACGGCATTAGAGTTGTTCCTTTTCACCCGCGCCGATGGTCCCCCCAACTTGAGCTTTCCCTAGGACCGCGAGGGACGCACAGCGGGGGCAGCGCATTACCCAGACCCCCTCAAACTCCTTCGTCACTTTCAACTCATCGCCGCAAGCTGAACAGCGCTTGGCCCGCCCCAACTTCTCCAGCGGCTTCCCGTTATTCAGCAGCGGCTTGATGTGAGATTTAACACGCTCCCAAATTTCGGGGTGGAGAGTGGTGTAGGTGACGCCGAGTTCATCCACGCGGCGGACGGCGGGGCGGTGGTCCTCTAAAACGCACCGCTGCTCGATGGAAGCACTGACCCATTCGAGCTTGAACGGCTCAAAGCGGACTTCGATGAGCAGTTCACCGTTTCTGGTGCGGGTGAATAACATGAACAACTCCTACCAAATGTTGCTGAACCGCCACGGCGACGGATCGGCTGTACTTGGCTGATGTGGCCTAATACACGGCACACCCGGCGAACAAGTGTGGTCAAAGAGCGGCCAAATCGTCGGTAAATCGCGCTTCTCCAATTCCTTCACGCGCCGTTCCAATTCCTCTAAGCGTGTATCCAGGTCGGACATCATCAAACCTCCCTGTTCATGAAACATGAACGCGTGTTGTTCATCGCTCTCATTCGCCTCCAAAGGTCGGTTCCACGTCGATCACGTCGCCCCCCGCCATCGTGGTGCTCAGGATCGCGTCCAACTGGGCGCGAGTCTCAGGGGGGAGCGCATCCCAACGCGGAAGATCGGTCTGGTTCTTGACGGTGGCGTTGACGTGGAGCGTTTTCCCGACGGTGAACTCCAGGAGTTTTAATTGGAGGCGCGTCGCCGCGACCGTGTTGAGGTGTTCCAAGGGGAAGTCTTGGCGCCCTTTCGCTTCTTCAGCCATGTGAAAGAGGCGGTTGACACCAGCGAATGTCCCTTGGAGCAGAGTGGGGGCCACAGTTGCGAGAATTGCGCGTACAGGGCCTCGGAGACCTGAAGTGGGCAGGGCGGGAATGGACGGCGCGTCGGGAAGGCATCCCGCAGGGCGCGAAGGTCCTGCTCCCAACTGTACTTGAGGATCAGGGTGTAGAACAAGAGCAGATGACTGGTGTGGAGCGCGTAGTTGCGGGGCGTCGTGGTCAGGTCCGGCTGTGCCCAGTGATCGTGTCGGCGCCTTCCCCATTGCGTCCGTCCCCGATGGTGGAACTTGGGCAGGCGCAGCGCATCCCACAGGGCCAGCAGGTTGGCGGAGGTCAGATGGAACGAAAGGGCGGCTTTGGGGAGCGACACCCACCCCTCCTCCTGGAGCCACCGACGGTACTGACGTGGGACAAAGGGGCGTTTGTCTCGTGGGCATGGGCGAGGTTCCTGTGAAGGCTCCTTACAGCCGGATTTCAAAGTTGCCTAAGTAGCAGCACATGGTTCCGTTATGTAACCTCCAGCCAAACACGCGCACCCCAAGGAAGTGGGTGGGTTGGGTTATACCGGATAGTCACCTTCCCCACGCGTGTAAAAGTATGGACCCGCTTCGGTCTACCATACTTACCTCGGCTAACACGGATAACAGGCTTCTTCGTTCCGTGTTTTAGGTTGCTCGCTATGGTGTTTTTACAGACCGTGACGTAGTACATACCCTACAGCCGGATTTCAAACTTGTACCGAAGGTTGCCGCTGTGACGCGCTTTCATACGGTCTTTTCCCAGACTCAATTCCTGGGCGTACTTAGCCCCATCATACGGCGTAAAGAACCGAACTGTCAAGCGGACATAGCCTAATTCGTTTGGGTGCATCAGTTTGCGTTGGACGTAGTTAGTCGGGACGCAGCGGTCGTAGGCCCCGACGAAGCAGCCGGTTTTGATGAAGGCGCGAGGGCGTTCCACGGTTTTGAGGACGCCTTTTTTCGGGATGGTCAGTAAGGGGGAGAGGTAGCCGAACTTGATGTGCGTGTGGCTGGCGATGATGATGTCGGCGTCGAACCCGACGGTCTTGTTTTTGAGGGCGTTCAAGTCGCCGCCCGGCGTCCCGTAGCCCCCACTCCAATCGCCGTGGTGCAGCAGGATGTTCAAAGTCTGGAGTGACCTACCGTTGTTGACGATTTTCCACCGAATCAAGGCCAGCTTCTCGAAGTACGGCACCCCGGCCAGACGGCACAGGTATTGAGTGTCGGTTTCCCCGGCCTGCCACTGGTTTTTGGAGGTGCCGTGGAAGGCGTAGAAGTGGTTGCCCTCCGATAACCCCCACAAGCGGCCTTCGATGGGCTTCAAATACTGTTGGTGCAGTTCGCGGGCTTCTTTCGCCACCATGCTGTCTAGATCGCGGAACGCATCCTGGTCATGGGGGTAGAGCCGGAGCCAATCACGGGCATGGGTACGAAGGAAGTTGCGGTAGTCGCCGAGTCCAACCCCATAGGCGTGGGGCGTGTGTTTAATCTCGTCGATCCATTGATGGAGTAAATCGCGGCGGAATCCTGGGTCATCGGTATGCCAGCATCCGGCTGGAAACAGATGGACGGGGGTGGAAATGGTGGGGATGTTGGTGGTGATTTCGTGGAGGATCATGCCCCGACACCCTCCTCCTCTAAAAATAACTGCTTTAAGTGAAACGGCAACATCTCATACGTGAACGCCAGTAGGTTGGTACAGGTCCCCTCGAATTCAGACATCGCTGATAGGCTGGTATATTGGCCGCACGCAATACACACATACTGGTCCTGTTCTAGTGGCACCTTCTCCGCCCATTGGTGGGCAGAATACAGATAATACTTACGACCTGGTTGCATGTTTCACCGACTGTTCGTGACCACCAACGCCCACGCCATCTCCATCAAGGTCGCGTCGCCTTCTTTCAACACATTGAGCAATAGTATTTTCTCAGCCAAACACACCTCGGCGAATTTCGGGTCGTGCGCCGCGATACTTCGGCTGTTGTCGATCAAATCAGCGAGCTTAATGGTCTTGGCTTGCGCGCTCGCTTTGGCCGTGTGTGCGCGGTCAAGCGCCCTGCGCATAGCCCGGTTGCCGTCTATTGGCCTGCTCACGTTTGTCAGCATTCCAACCAGCGAGGATACTTCAGAGCCGAACACCCGTTCGACCTCATCCAAAGTGCAGGGTGTATCCTCCACCACGTCGTGCAACCAAGCCGCACAGATCATCGCCTCCGAGTGAGGCACACTCCGCACCAACTCAACAACTGCTGCCGGGTGGTTGATGTACGGTTCATTGGTGTACTTCCGGCGCTGGTCAATGCTGCCGTGGTAGAGAGTCGCAAATTCCTTCGCTCTATGTTCCATAATTACCCTTCACCGGCTTTGGGTACGGTGCGTGGGGGCGACTTCCCCCTTGACTTCCCCGTTGACTTCCCCCTTGTAACCGCATATCAGCGGTGGAACTAGGGTCGTCGTCCAAGTCGGGGTTCATATCGTGTGTATCCCACCCATCCCATTGGTAGCGCATCACGGCCTCCTTAGTATTCAGATGCTTTAGTCATTTTATAGATTTTCATTGTAAACACCTGTAACACAAAACCAATTTTGGACGTAATTCGTCGGGATTTGTGTTCCAGACTCTTTTACCAGACCAACAATCAGTCCCTTTCCCTGCAACTCGCTTACAAGTGTATCCTTTGGTTTCTCCTATTAGCGTCCAACCAGCCCTTAAATACAAGTCCCCTGTTCTTGGCTTTTCAACAAGCGTTTCAAAACCCACACAAACATCTCCGTATTTTATCTGCCAATCCTTCTGTGATTGCTTGACAAATAACTTAACCACAGAAGATGTGAAATTGCGCATTGGGTATGAGCCATCGTTCGGAGGGGAAACATTGAAGAAAATGTTATTGATAACTTTGCTGATGTCTTCAATGGTGATTCCTAAAAATTCATTCCTATTTGGCAGGAAGCGAGTAGCTGAACCAGCAACAATATGACCGTAATAAACTGAATCATAAAAGACGGCATAGCAAATGTTCCTACCAACAAAGCCCCTTGGTTTTGAATAATGGTTTTCCATCCTCTCCAACAGGTCTTTATCGGTTCTCTTTGTCTGTCTCAATTCCAGCATTAAAAATCCCCATAACTAATTTCTCGTTTGCGTCCTCACGAAGTCGGTGTTTGGGCCAACACGTCCTTCGCCCGCTCCAGTTCCAGCGCCCACGTCGGCCCCTCATACGAACACCCGTGTAGCTGGGCCACCATACACACCCCTTTCAACCCCTCCACCAACTTCTCACAAGTCAGCTTCTCCACCAAGGCTTGCAACGCCGCTCGGTGGGCAGCGAGCGAAGCGCACAGAATATCTACGTCGGTTGTGCTTTCCATATTACCTCGCATGTACATCAATGACCACATTTGGGTTGTCACGATCCAGCTTCTCCTCTACCCAAGTGACGGCTGTAATCTGGGCATCATCCTCGACAATCAGCGCCTTTTCTAGAACATGCCATAGCGCATCCAACATGCCGGGGACATCCCGCCGCCGTCGATCTCCAGGGGTGTAGTGAATCTCACACCGGACGGGATGGATGGCGGTAAAGGCGGGGTGGTCCAACAGCGTAGGGGATGGAGCCACTGTTAATTCCCACCGTCGGCGCCGAATCGCGCAAACTTGCTCATCCCGCCACTCTTTGAAGCGCTTAGAAGGATAGCGTTGCCCTGTACGGGTGGTTTTAATGGCGTTTTTACCGGATGGTAGCTGGCCTACCAATACAAAGCGCATCGCTTTCAACCCTCCCCAGGGTCCAGCCCCAAGCCTACCGAAACCACCCCACCTTTGTCAAGCTCTATTTTAACTAAGTATTTATACTACCATCCTTTTATACCCATTTCGGTATAATACCCCCACCCTACCCATACCCCCCTATACCCCACCCCTGACGCAAAATGGGGTACCCCTTACGCACAGGGTC